GGTACCTACCTGTACTCTCACTTGTATCATATTAGACTATGCTGTTATAGCTTCATTGATCATATTAGTTCTGTCTAATGTAGCTTTATAGATATTAGTGTTGTCTAATAAAGGGACGGGGAGGGGTTATGTAGGCTGGGGTCTAGGGGGTACCTGCTTAGATACAAAAAAGAGTCAAATTAGAAGTAAGTTAGTACTCACTAACCTATTGTAAACAATAAGAATAACCCTTATGTAGTCTATGTAGATAAAGGATGTATACTACAATGTATACTGCAGTGTACAATGTATACTATTAGGTACAATAATGTAACAACGAATATGAACTGACCTATTGCATAGAATATAATTAATATATCTCTTGACTTTTGAGTGAAAGTGTGCTACCCTCTCTTCCTACTATATAGGACTGAACAGCAAACAGAGTATCTGTGTACTGATAACCATTATCCTTATATTCAACACTCCTCTCTGCACCAGTTCAGAGTCTATATAGAGATAGATTCTATTCTAGTTAGGTGTTGATTGTATGAATGATAATAGTACGAAGGTTGTTAAGAAAGGTCGCCCAACAAAAGCGTCCATTGCCGCCAAGAAGAAAGGTAATCGAAATGCTGTTGGTAGACCTAAAGGGGATGCAGCAAGGATCAATGAACTCAAGGCTAGATTGTTAGCTACGAGTGGTGATAAGGTTATCAATAAGGTTATAGCTATTGCGTTGGAAGATGGTCATCCAGTTCAATCAGCAGCGTTAAAGATGTGTATGGATAGAGTGTTGCCTATTTCTTATTTTGATAAGAAGAATGATTCTGGTGGACGTAGTGCAGTGAGTATAACCATTACAGGTGTTGGTGGTAATGTAACTACAAGTGATGTTGTGGAAGGGGAGTATGAAGAGTATGAAGAGAGTAATAAGTGACCTCTCTCAATGTAGAACTCCTTCCTTGGCAACAAGAAGTATATGAAGATGAGACACGATTCAAGGTTGTAGCTGCTGGTAGACGTTGTGGTAAGAGTAGACTTGCAGCATGGTTATTAATAATCAATGCTTTGTCTACAGGTAAGGGTAATGTGTTTTACGTTGCGCCTACTCAGGGCCAAGCTCGTGACATTATGTGGGAAACTCTAATGGAGTTAGCACACCCTGTCATACAGAGTAGCCACATAAACAACCTAGCCATCAAGCTAATCAATGGGGCAACGATAAACCTCAAGGGTGCTGACAGACCAGAGACTATGCGTGGTATTAGCTTAAAGTTTCTAGTGATGGATGAGTATGCTGACATGAAGCCCGAAGTGTGGGAACAGATATTACGACCAGCACTAGCTGACCAGAAGGGACATGCGTTATTTATTGGAACGCCAATGGGACGTAACCACTTCTATGATTTGTTCCGTCATGGGCAAGGTGAAGATCCATCCTTTGAGAGTTGGCACTTTACAAGTTATGATAATCCTAAACTAGATCCAGAAGAGATTGAATCTGCTAAGTTGAGTATGTCATCCTTTGCATTCCGTCAAGAGTTTATGGCTTCTTTTGAAGCTGGTGGTAGTGCAGTCTTCCAAGAGGACTGGGTTATATTTGATACAGAAGAACCTGTAGATGGTGAGTACTACATCTCTGTTGACCTTGCTGGCTTTGCTAATATAGAGAAAGCCATTACGTCTAAACAAAAGAAACTAGATACTACAGCCATCTCTGTTGTTAAGGCTGGCCCTGATGGTTGGTGGGTTGATGAAATTATTTATGGACGATGGGACGTTAAGAAGACAGCCGAGAAGATATTTCAAGCTGTTGCATACTACGAACCGATTGCTGTAGGTATAGAGAAGGGGGCATTGAAGAATGCTGTCTATCCTTATTTAAACGACCTGATGAAACAAGAGCAGACTTTCTTTCGTATTGAGGAATTAACTCATGGTAATAAGAAGAAGACTGATCGAATTGTTTGGGCATTACAAGGTAGATTTGAACATGGAAATATTACACTCAATGAGGGAGATTGGAACACAGAGTTCCTTGACCAATTATTTCAGTTCCCTAACCATTTGGTGCATGATGATTTAATAGATTCTTTAGCATACATAGACCAACTTGCAAAGGTTAGTTATGCGTATGACTTTGAAGAAGAAGATTATGAATATATGGATGCTATAGCAGGGTACTAATTTATGTCAGAAGAAAACAAATTATTAATTGAAGAAACACCAGAAGCTTGGATCATGGACAAGTGTGAAAGCTGGCGTGATCATTTTCAATCTAACTACCAAGATAAGTTTGACGAGTACTATCGCCTTTGGCGTGGTGTTTGGGCAGGTGAGGACTCACTACGTCAGAGTGAACGCTCTCGACTAATCAACCCTGCATTACAACAGGCTGTTGAGAGTTCAGTTGCTGAAGTTGAGGAGGCTACGTTTGGTCGTGGTCAGTTCTTTGACATACATGACGACATGAATGATCCAGAACGTATAGACATTGACTACCTCAAGAAGAAACTAACTGAAGAGTTTGCGTTAAACAAAGCTCGTCAGCACATTTCTGAGTGTATTATCAATAGTGCTATCTTTGGTACAGGCATTGGTGAGATTGTATTACAAGAAACTAAAAGACGTAAGCCTAGTATACAAGCTGCCTTTGGAGGAGCTACACATACAGTGGGAGTCCAAGAGAGTGCAGAGGTTACTTGCTCTCTACGGCCTATTATGCCACAGAACTTCCTCATTGACCCTACTGCACCCTCTATTGAAGAGGCATTAGGTGTAGCAATTGATGAGTTTGTCCCTATACACCAAGTAGAAACACTAATTGAACAAGGTATTTATAAAGATGTTGATATTGAAGGAGCTAGTACCCTCTCGTATTTGGAAGCGGATCAAGAAATTTCTGCTTATGATGAAGATAAGGTACGCCTTACTAAGTATTATGGTTTGTTACCACGTTACTTGTTGGAAAGTTACGTTCATGACGAAGATGAAGAAGTAGTATCTCTATCTGAAGAAGAGGATGCGAATGATTCTACCTATGTAGAGGTTGTTGCAGTCATAGCTAATGGCGAACACATCCTCAAACTAGAAGAAAACCCTTACATGATGCAAGATAGACCTGTTGTTGCATTCCCTTGGGACGTTGTGCCTAGTAGATTTTGGGGGAGAGGTGTTTGTGAGAAGGGATATAACAGCCAGAAAGCCCTAGACACAGAGTTACGCGCACGTATCGATGCTCTAGCCTTGACTGTCCACCCAATGATGGCTATAGACGCTTCTAGGCTCCCTCGTGGGGCTAAAATGGAAGTGAGGCCAGGAAAATCTATTCTTGTTAATGGTAATCCTAACGAAATACTGAAGCCTATGAACTTTGGTAGCGTAGATCAGATTACTTTCTCTCAAGCAGAGCAACTGCAGCGTATGGTTCAAAGTGCTACAGGTGCTATTGATAGTGCTGGCTTTGCTGGTTCTATTAATGGTGAGAGTAATGCTGCATCTGTCTCTATGGGACTAGGTGCTATCATTAAACGACACAAGCGTACTCTTATTAACTTCCAAGAGTGCTTCTTAATCCCATTCATACAGAAAGCTGCGTGGCGTTACATGCAGTATAACCCTGATCAGTACCCAGTAGGTGATTATAAGTTTATCCCTTCTAGCTCACTAGGTATTATTGCTCGTGAGTATGAAGTAACTCAGTTAGTTCAGTTGCTACAAACTATGCCAGCAGATTCTCCTATGTATCCTGACTTAGTACAATCAATCGTAGACAACATGAACCTTTCTAATCGTGAAACTTTAATAGCTAAACTAAAGGAGGCAAGTGTACCAGATCCAGTGGCTCAACAGGCTGCAGAGATGGACAACCAACAGAAGCAAGCATATATCGCTGTACTTCAAGGTCAGGCACAGGAATCCGCAGCACGAGCGTCCAAAATATCTACCGAGACTGAACTCTTGCCCGTTGAAGCAGAAACTGACCGCCTTAAAGTATTGTCTACTAACCTTCAAGATGGTGATCAGGACGAGAAAGAGTTTGCTCAACGTGCAAAGGTAGCAGAGTTAGTATTGAAGGAACGAGAGATAGTTAGTAAGGAAACTATCGTTAATAAACAAATGGCAAATAAGTAAAATAGTTCTTGACTTTACGGGAGATCTGTGATAGACTCCCTTTTAATTTAATTCTGCGTCCTACCACGGGAGAAACGCAATGTCAATAGCAAATGATCCTGAATTACAAAAGTATTACGAAAGCTTACAAGATACTTTTATGACAGAGGGATGGAAATTCTTATTAGAAGATTTCACTGGGGCTGAGGAGTCCATTAGGGATCTGATTCAATGTAAGGATGAGAAAGATTTATACTACAAGAAGGGTCAGCTTGATGTTATGGGCAGACTCCTCACTTTTGAATCAAGCATTAAGAACTCATACGAGGATTTCCTTAATGATTCGGGTGTTTGATTTTGAATGTAGTGAATGTGGGTACATAGAAGAACTATTTGTGAAGTCCGATAAAAGGATAACTCACTGTTCTCAATGTAGCCAACAGTCGCACAGGCTTCTTGCCGCGCCTATTAATAAGTTAGACCCACTCTCAGGAGACTTTTCAGGAGCTACTATTAAATGGGCAAAGCAACGCCAAAAGCAAATAGCGACTGAACGAAAACGTGAATCTTCATAAGAAGTAATTTCACAATACTTTTCCACAATACTATTATAGTACGGAGCACACATGGCAAACTTTTTAAGTGACGAACTTGAACCTCAATTAGAAGATGGAGAGATGTTCTCCCAAGTTGGTGAAGAAGAGGAATCCAGCCCTGATGAACAGGCAAATCTGGAAGAAGAAATTCCTCAGAAGTACCAAGGTAAATCTACTGCAGAATTAATCCGAATGCACCAAGAAGCTGAGAAGCTCTCTGGTCGCCAAGGTAATGAAGTGGGTGAATTGAGAAAGCTAGTGGATGATTATGTAGTTAATCAAACAGTCACTAAGACTAATGAAGAAACCCTACCAGTAACTGAAGATGATTGGATTGAAAACCCAAAAGCTGCTGGTGATAGAACGATTGACAACCATCCTGCTATTAAGAAAGCTGAAGAAGCCTCTATTAAATTTAGCCAGATGGAAGTTATGAACAGGATCTCTGTTACTCATCCTGATTTTAAGGATATAGTAGCTGACCCTGCTTTCCTAGAATGGGTAGATAAATCTCAAGCACGAGTTAAGAAATTAAAACAAGCCGATAACTTCGACTTTGACTCTGCTGATGATCTATTCACTACATGGAAAGAACGACTAGAACTAATAGGCCAAGCTAAAGCTGGTGCTGATATTGAGCGTAAGAACTCATTGAAGTCAGGCTCTAATGGTGGTGCTCGTGGTTCTGGTGAGGGATCTAAAAAGAAATTCTTCAAGCGGTCTGAACTTTTACATATGATGCAACATGACCCTGACCGATATTTAGCTAACAGTGATGCAATAACGCAAGCTTACGCTGAGGGAAGGGTACGATAATAGACTAAGGAAAATATTATGACTACTTCAGTATATCCCGCACAAGGCGGTACAACAGATAACACAACTGCTGCGAATTTTATTCCAGAACTATGGAGTGATGAAATCATTGCTGCATACAAAAAGAATTTAATCATTGCAAACCTAGTAACTAAGATGCCAATGAAAGGTAAGAAGGGCGATACGTTGTATATCCCAACTCCTACTCGTGGCGCAGCTACTGCCAAGGCTGCTAACACTGCAGTTACAATTCAAAATGAAACGGCTGACAAAGTAACTGTCACTATTGACAAGCACTTTGAATACTCTCGTATGATCGAGGACATTACTGACATTCAAGCACTTGCTTCAATGCGTAAGTTCTATACCGATGATGCTGGTTATGCCCTAAGTAAGAAGGTTGAAGACGATCTATTCTTGCTAGGTCAATCTACCCAAGGTGGTAACGGATCTAACTGGGCTAAGGCCGTAGAGATTACAACTGCCACTGGTGCTTTGACTGACTACACTGGTACTGCACAAGCTTTCACTGATGCTGGTTTCCGTAACCTAATTCAATTGTTAGACGATGCTGATGTACCAATGGATGGACGTTCAATCATCCTTCCACCTGCTGCTCGTAATACTATTATGGGTATTGATCGTTACACTTCTTCTGATTTCGTTGGTGGTTCCACTGTCGTTAATGGTAAGATTGGTAACTTGTATGGTGTAGATGTTTACATCAGCAACAACTGCCCTGCTGACGGAGCGAATAAGGTTGGTATGTTGTTACACAAGGATGCCTTTGTGTATGCAGAGCAGATGGCTGTTCGTTCTCAGACTCAGTACAAGCAAGAATGGTTGGCTGATCTATTTACCAGTGACTGCATCTATGGCGCTGCTACTTTACGTGGCACTTCTGCTGTAGCCGTTGCGCTTCCTGCGTAATAATATGGCTCTTTAGCCATCACTTAGGGACTACTTAGTACAAGCTGAGTAGTCCCTTTCTTTTTACTTGGGGAGAATCATGTCTACATTTAAACAAAAGAAAGCATTAAACGTACAGCTTGCAGCAGCACAGAAAAAACATGGTGCTAAGTCCCAAGCTGCTGGTCGTATTCAATATAAGATTAATCAACTTAATCAAACACAGCGTAAAGATTCTAAAGGACGCTCTTTAGGCACTGCAGTAAGAACATCAAATGGCAGTGTTGTAAAATCAGGAACAGGAGGTACAGTTCGTACCAAGCCTACAGTATTATCCCAATCTCAAAAAGCATTAGCTGCTAAGAAGAAGACTATAGTTAAACCAGTAGTTAATAAGAGCACACAGAATACATCTCAAATAAATGCCATGAAAGTAGCAGATAAGAATGCTACAAAGAATAAGAAGACTATAGCCAAGAAGACTGAAGTTAAGGTTAATAAGAGCACACAGAATGCATCTCAAATAAAGGCCATGAAATTAGCAGATAGAAATGCTACAAAGAATAAGAAAGATAACATACCCTTTGGTAGAGCCTTTAATGCTGCTCGTGCTAAAGGTGAAAAAGTATTTACTTGGAAAGGTAAGAAGTTTACTACTAAACGTGCTGATGGTAAGACATTAACTACTACGCCTTATGAAAAAACAGTAAAGAAAACTACTACGCCTTATGTAAAGAAGATCGTAAGTGATAAGGAAAATACATCAAATCCCTATAGAAATGTATTAGAAGAAGAGAGGGAGAAACAGATTGCTGCAATCAGAGCTAGGAAATTAGCAGATAGAAATGCTACAAAGAATAAAAAGAAACCTCCAGTTTCTA